TTAATTGAGTTAGAGTCATTACTCTACCCATCATATAAGATACCCACTTGTTAGGGTGTGGGAATGCTTTGAGGTAATAAGAATAGTCGAATGAAATAGCTAGTTTATCTACGCCGATTTCTTGATCTAAAGCTACATAACACTTTACTAGCTCTCCGTAAGACTTTCCTTGCACTACACCAATAGTCTTAGCACTACTAACAAAGTCCCAATCTTTCCATAAACACTTCTTAGCTGAATCAATAGTACCTTGACAGTCTTCTAACACGTCTGGTATAATGTATTCGGTGGGGTTAAGCTTTTGTATCCAGTATGCATAACGTTTAGGATCAAAAGAGGTGCCTAACTCAAATATAGAGTTGTCTAATAAAACGTGTCTACCGCCTTTAACACTATCTTCAAAGAACTTGTAATAAGCAGGGTATTCTTCAAATAAGTGCACTAAAGCGTAATCATAGTCGTTGTATGTACGAGAGATCTCTAACATACTTAAAGGAGATTCGTGAGATATTTTAATCATATTAGGAAAACATATCAAATAGGTCTGTTGTTACTTCGTTGGTTAAATCTGGTAATCGCCATCCAATAGCTTCATATACAGCTAATATAGGCGGTTTAATTATTGTATCGAACATTTCAATATAATCTACTTCAAATTCTTTGAATTCAGGTGGAAAGTTGTAAGGATAACAAAGAGTATCGATGTTATACTTGTTTGGTGCAATATAAATCTTCTTTACTTTACCACCGGATGTGATACGTTCGTACTTGGTTTCTAACTTTAAATGCTTCAACAGATAGTTGTACCAAATAGCGCCTTTAACGTGGTTCGGTGTACCTGTACCAATTTTAAAGCCGTCTGCCTTAACTTCATACTTCTCTAAATCACTAAGACCGCCACGTATAGCAATTTCATCAACATTTAAAGTTTTAAATGTATCATATACTTCTTTATAAAGACTGTTTGCTTTTATTTGATCCTGACCTAACAAAGAGTTCTCAATAACCTTCTTAATCAGTTCTTTTGCTTTCTTAGGTGTAGTAGATCTAGCGATTTCAACCCCGACATATTTAAACTTATTAACGTTTGCACCTTCATCGTTTAGTACATGAATAATGTAACGTTTTTTCTGTAGATAAACACCTACATCACAAATCGATTCACGTTTAAAGAAGTAACGAGGATCGGTAGACTTAAATTCTGCAGCAGACCAACGTTTAATTTCGTTATTTAAGTATGTACCAATATCTTTATCAATTAAATCTAAACCTTCTGGAGTTACTTTACCGTTAGCAAATAACTTTATCTTAAGCTTATCAACAATCGGTTGAATAGTAACATGAGTACTGTCAGTATCACCATATATGTTAAGAGAAACGTCAACATTGTATTTTTCTTTAGCATATGTATCAAGGATGACACCTGCCTGCTTAACCACTGACTGCCCAGTAAGAGTAATACTACCGGCATGATCGCTATCGCAAATAGGACTAAACTTATTAGCAAAAACCCCGTAAATAGAATTGAGAAGAATCTTAATGACGTGCTGGATGGTGTCAGCTCGTTCCATATTAAACTTACACGTTTTATATTCATCAGTATCTGGGGTTAAATTACTTAGTTGTTTCTTATAATCAATGTACTGGTTCTTATTTCTTACACGCTCACTATAAAGACCGTCAATTAACGAAGGTACTACACCTTTCTTTTTCTGAGTATACAAAACATTAGCTTTAGATATAGCTAACTTTTCTATATCCATCAACTTTTCAAGTTTTTCATTAGGCACTGTCTTTTCAGAACCGTTAGCTAATAATAGTGTTGTCTCTGTGTCAGATTTACGTAAGATCTTACCTATCTTAGTCTCAGGTGAGATATTAAGAGTAATAATAGTGTTAGGGTATAGAGAGTTAGCGTCATAACTCACGATAGAGGTCTTTAAACCACGTTCTGGATCTCTAACATAACCACCTTCAATTTCATCTCTAGTAGGACCAGACACAAACGTTGGTATAACTAAGCCGTGTTTATATGCTTCTAAAGCAACACAACCGGTAACAATCTGAACTTTACCTAGTGCAGCTTCAAAGCTAGTTAACCCTTTATAAGCTAACATACGAATGATCTTAAAGAACTGCAATTTCTTTTCCATTCGTACTAACAGGTCAACGTCTTGAATATTATAGTCTACAAAGTTATTCCAATCATTTTCAGATAAAGAAGCTAAGTTAGTAGCATTGATAGCTAGTTTACCTTCACCTAACTCATGTTGTGCTACAAAGTTTAGTGCATATGACTCTAATAAACCACGCGCAAAGCCTTTATATACTTCAAGATAGTCCATTGCAGACATACCATGAATATACCAACGATCTAACTCTTGTCCTTTAACGAAAATACCTTTACGGCACCAAAGACTTTTTAACGGTGATAAACGTTTAGCAGCGTTTTCACCTAATAAGTTATTGATACGGTTAATAGTATAAGGAAAGTCGAAAAAGTCTGTGTTCCAACCAGATAAGATATCTGGGTAGTAATCGTTTTCCCAAAATTCTAGAAACTTATTAAGTAGATCTATTTCGCCGCTACATTCTGTGTATACAACGTTCTTACGAGACGGGGTATAAGGTTTACAACCCCAGGTATAAAACGTTTCAGATAAGTTATCATATATCGTTATAAGATTGATAGGATGCTTAGCATCCTTAGCTTCAGGAAACTCATCTGGAGAATAGACTTCGATATCTAGAAAACAAACCTTTAAAGGGTTAGCAGAAAACTCAGGTTTCTCGTATTCATCTTTAAACTTCTCAATAAGAAACTGTTGTTCTACCTGAATATTATGAAATAGTCTCTTAATAGCACCATCCTGTGCAGCCTTATTACGTTCGAAGGCATTAGGAAAGACTTTCTTTTTTAGTTTAGTCTTAAAAATAGACAAAGCATCAGCATTGTCCTGATTAGTCTCTATGTAGAAATAGGGACTATAAGGTTCCTTTTTAACTACCCGTTTACCGTTTTTATCCCAGGTAAATAGATATGCTAATGCTTCTCTTGAATTGTAATATACGTTACGATACACAAAACATATTATGTACCATCTTACAAACTAATCAAGAAGGAAAGTAAACTTTCATGTGCTCGTCAATATGATCTTCAAGCCAGTATTGAGTTGCTACTTTACGTGCATGATCCGATTCAGTTAAGTATTGTTTGCGGTTATTGCAAAGCTTCTTAACTAAATCCATCATTTCATCCGGGGTATCAAACCTTAAAGGTGCAACTGGGTCTGTATTATATGGTGGTGCATCTTGACACAAGCAAGGTACACCTAACGCACCAGCTTCAAGATACTTGATAGGTGCTTTTGCATAATTAAACTTGTTATTTTGTAAAGGTGCAAATGCTAAATTAAGCTTTAATGCATCAAATGCATAACTATAATCATATAATGATCTCCATGGAGTGTATTCAATATCTCCAGAACGTACTAAATCTTGTAGTTCGTACGGAACACCACCCATGAATACCCACTTATACTGTTTATATGTTTTACGTATAATAGGTATATACGGATCAATATCATCTTGTATACCAGGTAATCTATCAACATTTAAGTGTGTAGGGCTACCAACGTAACCGATACGCGGTCTCTTTACATTATAATCAAAGTTGTCAACTACTTTCTTTTTATCGTAAAAACGATCTATCCAAAACTTAGGTAAATAATTAGGTACTACTATTGCAGGTACACCTGTTTTTTCAGTGTAGTAGTCTGCCATAAACTTAGTAGGACATGTAATAGCGTCGCAATGCTTAATAATCTCAACTGCTGTTTTCGCAATAATAGGATCAACGAAAGCTTGTCTAGATTTATTATATAACGGGATGTCTTCAGGGAAAATAACATCGTCAATCTCATAATAGAGTTTAAACTTATTACCTTTATTAGATGTATCTCTTAAAAACTTTACAAACTGCAATTGAGGTTCAGTGACTTGTCGTTGTATCTTTACAGATTTTACGTTAGCATAATAACGCGGATCTAAAAGCATCATTGTAGAGTTAGTAATAACTCCTTTACCAGATGAGTTAATTAAAGCCTCTGGCCAGTGTATACGCCAAAAACCACAACCACCATGGTCAGCAGCAAAACTAATAGCCATGTTAGCTGGTGGGTTAGGAGATGCAGAAGGTGCTGGTGGAGTTTCAGGTGCCTGAAGTGGTGACCCAAAAACAGGTGCTCCAATTGGAAGTTGAGGTGCTCCGAGAACGAAGGAATTATTCATTATTAAAAGTTGTTGATCTTACTGTTATACCGTTTTTCTTTTCAAGATAGACTATTTCACCGCTTGTACAGTATTTCATACTTTCCTTACGGTGTGATATTATATATATTGCCTCTTGGTATTTTTCAACTCTTTCACGTATTATATCCAATACCAATTCAATACCTTTCTCATCTAATGACGAATCTAATAATTCATCGAATACAGATATGTTTAACCATACGTTAGCTTGTGCTCTACGGATA